AAATCTTTATATGTTTTTCCATGTCAACGATATGGTACAAATGATAGGAAGAAAAATAATTGCAGGCGATGTGGTAGAACTGCCCCATAGAAAAGATTACTATCCATTAGATGAAGATATACCCGCAGTTTTAAAAAGATTCTATGTAGTGCAGGATGCTACTTATGCGGCTGAAGGATTTAGCCCAACTTGGTGGCCACATTTATGGCGTATCAAAATGTCGCCATTAGTAGACAGTCAAGAATACAAAGATATTTTGAATAATATCTCTGCTAGTGAAAACATAGACATTCCTTTGGCAAATGTAATGAGTAATTTCGGAAAACTAATAGAAATTAATGATGCAATTCTACAACAAGCTAGCATTGATGTTCCAAAAAGCGGCACAGCCACCGATACACTATATGTTGAACCGTTAAATCCTGATGGTAGCCCTGGGGACCCGACTGGACGTCAAGTTGACTATACGCAAGAAACTGTGGATGCACTTACTACCTATACCGATAGTAATGCAACTACACCTGATACTAATATACCTGCATACCTAGGAGGTGATGGTACTCCACCTAACGGATGGCCCGTTAGTGCGGGAGCAACCTTTCCCGCTAATCCTTCAGTGGGTAATTTCTTCTTACGCACAGATTTTGTGCCAAACAGACTATTCAGATTCGATGGTGCACGTTGGATCAAACTGGAAGATGCAGTCAGAACCGATCTTACACCAGGACCAAATAATAAAACTCAACGTAGCATCTTTGTTAATGATACTAGTACCTATACCACAATGGAAGGTCAAACTTTCCCAACAAGACAGGCACTTAATACTGCATTAACACCAAGGGCTGATAATTAACCTCTTATCTGTCGCTAAATACTGCAAAGAGATATTCTAATGCAACAATTTTTTTATTCTTCACAGATACGTCGCTACATAATTCAGTTTATTAGAATGGTTAGTAATTTTCAGGTTGAGTTTGGTCGCGACAGAGAAGGTGTAACTGCATTACAAAGAGTACCTGTAATATATGGAGACAGCAGCAGACAAACTGCAGCTATTCTAAAACAAAATAGTGAAAACTATCTAAATAGTGTTCCTGCAATGGCAGTATATATTACAGGTTTAACCTACGATAGACAACGTGTACAAAGCCCGACCTACGTAGGCAAGCTTACTCTTAGAGAAAGATACTATAATCCAGAAACAGGGCAATATAGTACAACAGAAGGTGATCTTTTTAATGTTGAAAGATTAATGCCTGTTCCCTATAAACTTACATTAAAATTAGATGTATGGACTAGCAATACAGAACAAAAATTGCAATTATTAGAACAACTATGTACTTTATTCAATCCTGCATTGGAAATACAAAATACAGACAACTACATAGATTGGAGTAGTTTGACATATGTACTTTTAACTGATGTACAATGGAGTTCACGCACTGTGCCCATTGGAACAGAAACTCCAATAGACATTGCCAGTTTAACATTTGAAATCCCAATTTATATTAATAGTCCAGCACTTATCAAGAAGCTGGGTGTAATTCAAAAAATTATTACTAGTATATACGATGCAAATGGCAATATAGATGATGCGGTATATGATGATACAAATCTTATTTCTAGGCAGGTATTTACTCCCCTACAGTATGGAACTATACTGTTAGGCAATCAGATAACATTGGTAAGATATAATGATTCAGTTACTGATACAATAGGTGAAAACATTATTCAAACTGTTACATCAAATGCAACAGCTAATACCAGAATAGTCGTTTCTGATACTTCCAGAATCACTGCTAATATGCGTATTAGTCACGTAAGAGTAACAGGTCAGGGGTTCATTACAGGTACTACATCTAGTAATGTAATTACAGGTGTCAGCACAAGCTTTATTGATACGTTAGAACCAGGATACAGTTTATATTCTGCAGCAGTAAACAGTAACGGAGTCTTTATAGGTAATGTTGGAACTATTAATAGCAACACAAGTCTACAACTAACAGCTAATGCGCAAACCACTATAACCAGTGGTTACTACAGTTATAAAGAAAATATATCACAAAAAATAGTTAAAGTTTTAAGCGTAAATGGTGATGTAGTATTAACCAATAAAAGTTGGAATTTAACCAAAGGTGATGTGCTTAATTTTAATCAAGTTGTAACTGATAAATCAGGTCGTGCTGAACCTTGGCGAAATCTTATAAATGTGTATGGTAATATACGGCCGGGTCTAAGCCAAATTAAATTTGAAATGCCCAATGGTAATGAAATAGTAGGCACAATTGCCTATAATCCGCAAGATGATAGTGCATTAATTTGGAATGTAGATATAGATACTATTCCTAGCAATACACTGGCACCTGTCAATGCTATAATTAATCCGTTAAAAGAAAGGCCGGATAGACATTTACAATCATTAGCGCCTGGCACACGATATCTATTAGTTGCAGATTATGCTAGTCCGTCAATTGAACAGCCAATTTATAATTGGGTAGGTGCAGACAATACCCCATTAGTTGCTCGTGCAAATGATATTATCCAATATAATGGTAATCATTGGATTGTAGATTTTAATAGTGCATTAGTGAGTAACGAAAATTATGTTACAAATCTGACGTCAGGTATACAATATAGATGGACAGGGTCTAATTGGCAGAAAAGTTATGAAGGATACTATGAGGCAGGTAAATGGGACATAGTTCTGTAATTAGCTGTGGTGCCTTAATTTACTGTACTAGTACCAAAAGATACTTATTTTTATTACGCAAAACAGGTCGATACAGTAATACCTGGGGAATAGTAGGAGGAAAAGTTTCAAATCATGAAACTGTAATTCAAGGTCTCAAACGAGAAATTAATGAGGAATTAGGAGGAGAAATAAGAGATGCTAAGTTTATCAACATTGATAAATTTATCAGCAATTCGGGTGAGTTTAGCTATCATACTTTTTTAATAAAAGTAGAGGAAGAATTTGTACCTGTACTTAACGAAGAACATAAAGGTTATTGTTGGGTGGATTTAGAATCAATTCCTAAACCCATGCACCCAGGATTAAGCACTACTATAAACAGTCAACTAAAACGTCACAATCTAAAAGTTTTAGAATCGGCTAAAGATTAACGTTCAGTATCAAAGAAAAATACTTGAAATAATCTACCAGATTGTAAATCATTACCAAAGTAATCTAGACTAGTATGAAACTGATTGCTACGATATAAGATTAATCTGTTAAATCGATTAGCCACTCGATCTGCAAGATCCCATTTAGTTTTATCTAAACCATCATAGGGTTCGCCAATTTCAGATTCTATTCTTGCATTATTCTTTTTATATTGAAATAGACCTGTGCCTGCACTTAGTGGAGCATCAGGAGTAAGATAACATACCCCAGCCCAAGTATTCACATAATCTGCGTGAATCCAACTACGATCTCTTGATGTTGTGATTTGAAAACTACCAGTTAAACCTGCATCTTCAAACCAATTTGTAATACGACCTGAAAAACCGATTAACAAATTTTCAATCGACTTTTTAGTACTATCATTTAAAAAACTTTTAGTACGTAGACCAGGGTAGTTTCCTTTCTCACTAAATTCCTGACTTAGAGCAAAACTTCTAACTCCTTCTGGATTAGAATAGAAGTTGTCAACAATTAATAGATTAACTAACATATATATTCCTTAATATCTCATTAAATTTCCACCAACAGCATTACAGCCTAATACTGTCCAATCAGTTTCGATAATATCTTTTTCTAATTCTCTACTGAAAAAATAAAGCAAACTTTCCATATCATACTGTATTTTATCAGGATCACCTGTCTTATACATAATTTTTTTGTGCAACTCTAACATACTGTCAAATTGCTCAATTCCCCAACCATATAAAACACTACAATATTGCCTTATATAATTGTCCCTAGTTTTATAACGTAGATCTACATCTTGATAATTCCAGTTACTTTGCCATTCAAATTTTAATGGGTGCTTAAAGAATATACGATTGCGATTATTTTCAGTAAAAATCGAATTATCTACACTGCTATCAAAATAATATCTACCGCATAATTTTAACAGGTAATCATAGTTTTGTAAAGAATTTCGATATTTTTCTAAAAACTTTGTAATTAAAATTGCTTCGCCATGACTTTTATTAGGGTAATTTCTAATAGTTTCTAAACATTCTGGAAATTCTTCTTTTACACTGATAAACTTTAAATTTTTTTGAAAGCTTAGTAAAGATCTATACAACGAATAGTTATCACTAGCATCAATCAAATATATATCTGCCTCTTTATCCAAAAGATTTATGGAAGTTAAACTATATACTGTTTGATGAAATCTTTCTAACGGACTAAACACAGTTCGAGTTTTACTGTAAGAGAGAGGATTATTGTTATCGAGATCAATAACACTAGTTAAAAAGAATGCTTTTTTCATACTGCATACCAATTCATATTTTTAAGTTTATGAAACCATCGATCGAATTTGTCGTGCACAACATCGTCACTAAAGTTTTCCATTGCAAATTTTTTGCAAGTAGCGTGATTTATTCGATGAATGTTTTCTAATGCGTTAACAAACTGCCCAAAATCCCTACATCTAAAACCAGTATGACCGTGCCAAACATTATCTGTAAAACCGCCCCAATCGCAGGTAATTACTGGAGTACCACTCATTTGCGCTTCGGCTACAATATTTCCAAATGGTTCAAGATAATGTGTAGGAGCCATTAAACACGTTGCCTTACTGAGCAGTTTTGCTCTTTGTTCGGCATTTACATAACCAATATGTTCTACGTGTGAGGGAATTTCATTATATCCGAGATTTTTTAAACTACCAGGACCGGCAATAATAAGACGTTTACCAACGTATTTCGTAGCTTGAATAGCAATATCGATTCCCTTATCGGGGTTAATTCTGCCCAAATAAACCACATAATCATCTTTTTGATTATCATAGATAAACTCGCTAGGAGTTATTGCATTAGGTATAACTGTATCCCACCAACTAGGTTTCAATAACATTTTATGCAATCCATAATAATAATGCATATGAGCATAACTAACAAAAGCACGATAGGGAGCAAATACACCTTCAGGCCAATACCCTATACTGGGTTCAGTAATAATACAATCCTCATGACCTATAGTAGCATCCTTATTGGCAAAACCATAAAAACAAAGAATAAGATCTCTAGGCTGTTTACGTTTGGCTATTTCCTCATTTACACGTTTACTGTAAATGGGTAATAGTTCAGGTTTGTGTAATATCAAATTATTTTCATTCGGAGGCGGATAGTCACTGTTAGTAATTGCAACTACATTCTCACAGTTTACTTGGCTTGATTCATGCCCATAATGAATTAAATTCCACCCTCGATTTTGCATATTATTAACAAACTTTAGTGTGGCTTGACTAAAAGGTTCCATTCTATATAATGGACTTGTAATACCATAAGGATTACTTAATATATGTAGATTTGTTGATGACATAGTTTTAATTGAAGTTTAAGATATTTAACTAAATTATTTTAGTTCTAAAAAAAACCCGAACTAAATTTAGTTGTAACATGTTGAACTAATTGATCTATATTTTGATTTAATTGATCAATATCAATATTTAAATCTATATCTCTTGGTATTTGTACACTATCAAAATGTTCCTGTACACCATCAGAAAAAACTATTACAAAGTTAGTATCTTCATTGGAGATCTCATTAAATGGTTTGATATAATTATAAGTAATCATTAGGCCACCAAAATATATTGTCCTGTATAAATTGTCCAAGCAGTACCTGCTGCATTAGATGCTTCAAAAACATAGCTAGTATTTTGAGCCAATGTAGTTGTTGCATAAGCTGCGCTGGAACTATAAACTCCAAACAGAGTACTACCAAAATTAGCTGCATTTCCCATTCTCAAAGCCATAACTGAAAATTTAGTAGGATAGAATTGAGAATTAATAAAAGTGGCTTCATAGATAATATCAGACGCTCCGGGTGTGCCTGATGTTGCAGCCGAACCCTCAACTCTTATTACAAATGCATTACCATATTGTCTATATGCAACCCTTTGAAAACTTCGATCAGCTGCTCCAATATGAAATTTATTTAGAGCGGGGTTACTAGCACTTAACAGACCAGGAGGGGTCTGGCCGTAATTGGTTGAACCTGATCCAAAAGTTATATAAAAATTTGATCCGGGAAACGCGGTACTAAATGAAGTATTACCGATAACAAAGTTAAAGGGCAAAGAAATAGTAACAAAGGCATCGTCGGCAGTGGCATTTTGTACAGATGTCCAATTTGTGGGTGGCCAAGTGGATGCAGATGATGCACCTAAAATAGGTGCAACACTTCCGGATTGTCGATTGTATGAAGTAAAAATATCACAACCCCTTATATTACATCCCCTTATCTCTGCCATTAAAGTTTACCCACCACAATTTCGATAATACCAACAGATTCGCTATAGTAATCTTCTAAACTTTTTCCTAAAACACTGCCAATTTTAGGATTAGCTTCCGCACGTCCTACACCGTTATAGGTACTAACAATAAGATCACCTTTCTTAATAGGCCCTACCACTTTAGTTGGAACTCTACCGATCATTGCTAAATTGACTAGATAATTTGCATCTAATTCAGAATTGAGAGTAAATGCAGGATTTGTACTTACTACCCCAGCAACCGACGTATCCATATCGTTATTAGCTATTGTAACTTCCTGTGAACCGCCAAATACTAATACAGTCCCAGGTTCATAAACATTATCAGCTACATATTTTTCTGCTAAGTCGGCGTATGTAGCATTTAATTTTGAACCAGAACTTAAGCTCCAAGTACCGGTAATAGTTCCACCAGTTGCACTACTTCCTGTACTTAAATTACCAGTGTACATAGTTTGAGCAAATACTGTATTCCACCACGTATCTAAAGTACCTATATTGCTTACAGAATTAGCAGTAGATTTAGCTATATTGCCTGGTAATATAATATTACCCTGATTATTGAATGTTGTAGTACTAGTTCCTGCTGAGATGTTTACATTTGTATTAGGCCCAATTAATGCATTAGCTCCAATATTATTTGTGGCTGCATCAAAGGTGAACGCAACTGTTGCAGTCCTTATGTATGGAGTTTGATTTGAACCAGCAGAACTAATAAACACAGGGTAGTATGTGCCAGACGTAATTCCAGTTGCATTTATTGCAGTGCTAGGACCTGTAGCACCAGCAGGACCCTGTGGCCCTTGTACACCCTGTGGGCCCTGTGGTCCTTGTACACCCTGTGGGCCTTGTGGCCCTTGTACGCCTTGTGGTCCCTGTGGTCCTTGTACACCCTGTGGTCCCTGTGGTCCTTGTACACCCTGTGGGCCCTGTGGTCCTTGTACACCCTGTGGTCCCTGTGGTCCTTGTACACCCTGTGGGCCCTGTGGTCCTTGTACACCCTGTGGTCCCTGTGGTCCTTGTACACCCTGCGGGCCCTGT